TCCACTATATCTTCACCTAAACTACCACGCATTCTTTCTTGCGCTTCTCGCGCCTTCGGGTCAAACCGAATGTCCCGTACTGGTTCAGGCTCATAAGCTGCTGCTCGATCTATCCCAGCCCCTAAACGACTAAACAAACCTTGGGCAACCGCTTCTCTCTTTTGCCTTAAAGCAACAGGGTCCGGAGTGGTCACTACACTCTCAGTCTCAATTTCTTCCTCTATATCCCTCTGGACTGGCGGGGAAGGGGGGGCAGAGGGTGGTGGCGCTGCAGAGCGTGTTGCCTTTTTTGGGGCAGCCGAAGGTGCCTTTTTAGGTGCGGGGGTACCGTATTTGCGCCTTAATTGCTCCCGCATTTCTGGTGATAAAGGCATTTATCCATTTCTCCGTAAAGCCACATAACGTAAAGAGCGAGCCCAAGTTCTGGTTTGGCGTAAACTATCATAGAGATATTTGTCGCCAGTCGGAATAGTGGTGTTAGTTAATTCCAACCCATTATACATGGGGACTCGTTTGCCGACAATACTAGTGCCCGCAAGTATCCTCAAGCTAGCCGAATGCCATCCTCCACTCAAAGCCACGGTATGGTGCCCATGCCAATATCTATTTTTAATCATCGCCAAATGAACATTATCAAATAAATCGGCTTTGATGACCGTAGCGGTATTACCGGGGGCAGTCACCCAGCCGAGGTCTTCCTCATTGACCGCCCATAAGGAGCGAGGTGCTTGCCTAAATTGTGAAGGGACATGCGTACCATCCACAAAAAAAGTCATTAAACTATGCTGACCCGGATTAATGCGGCTATCTGGAGAGTTACCCCTGGTACCTCTACGCGAATCGTTCCCCCACATTACGGTCCACGTAAAAATGACAAGGGAGTCATAGGGAAGGTAAAAGTTAACACAACCCCCAGGGATAGGCTTGAACCGATCTAAGATGGTTAAAGGGTCGAAATTAGGTAGGGTAGGGTCGGTGTCTTGCCCGTAGGTAAGATCAACATCTTCCCACCAATTCTTAAAGTAATCTAGGTTAGCCGTACCATTGGACTTATCTGCGTAATGAAATGAGTTCTCTTGAACCTGATCATAAGTAACTTCAGTAAAAGAAGGGTCGGCGTTAGTTTTATCTAGATGCCCATTCAACCCTTCTAAGGAAACAGGTATGTTAGCTGGGAGATAAAAGACTTCGCTTACTTCATCTCCGGTTGGTGTAGTTCCATCGGCAAAAGGGACGTTTACTAGGTTAATGACGGTCATGACAAGTTCCCGGTATGAAAAGGAATAACGCTTAAATTCCCCTCACGGTAATACCCTCTAAAGGTAAAAGAAGCAGGCCAGCCAGGGGCTGTAGGGTCTAAGTTTACCACTGCTCCCACCACTCGAAAACCCCGTACCCCATTCACGTTAAAATTGGTTCCATCTAACCAGGTGCGTAAAGGAATATCTTGGTAAGTCCAAATATCATTTTCACTAATAGTTAAAAGATCCCCTACATGTCGGTTAAACGGACCTTCTCCCCATTGGTTGTCTACTACCCGTTCCGTTTGCCACCTTTCAGTTTTAGCTAAGTTGTTTGTCACCCAGTTCACCCCGTCAGTGGTATATTGGAGTGCCACCATAAAGGCCGTTTTGCCCGGTTTAAGAGCGGTAATTTCACCTTCACCCTCCGGGACATAAGTGTTACGGATAAAATGGACATTAGCCAAGATAAGTAACCCCCCAATTTTTTGGGGTTGGCCCATCCCTAGAGTGATCCCCGGTGCAGGGATAAGAACTTCCAAGTTAGTCCCGGCTCCATCAGTTAAGACTTCCCGTCCAGCATCCGCACCAAAGGTAGTATATGTCGAGGTAACAAACTGGTCGGTGCTGGGATTAATCGTAGTAGTAAAAGAAGAAAAGGCCTCTGCCGCTACCACCCCTGTAGCGGGAAGATGAACTTGTTGAAACGCTCCTCTTTTAGCTGCATAAGGCATAATAGCATTAAGCCCTGCTGCAGCCCCGGCTACGCCCTCAAACCGTGTATTCAGGGAGGAAGCATCAAAAGGCGCTCCCTCGATGAGGTAAGGGTAAGTTAAATCGGCCATAGGTTACCTCCTTAATTCTAGAATGATCACTTCTCTAGTCGTTACGGTCTTTGCATACTTCTCATACTGGGGGTCAGTATCAGGGGGTAAACGAGATTTGGCTGGAGGGATAGCTACCACTTCTAATTTATGTGTCCCTGGGGGTAGACTCACTATAGCTTCTACTACTACACTCGCATAAGTGGCTGTGATCCCTGTGCTACTAAAGGAAAGAACCCCCGCGCCTGGAGGGGTATTAACAAAGTGGTTTGTCTCATATTTATCATTAGTCGTATCACCGGAACCCACTAATGAATCCAGTAGAATATCCCCGTCTAGCCTAAAAGCAAAATGCGCCCCAAAAGCGCTTTCCTTTAACGCCGTAGGGTCACCTGTAACGCTAGGTTTATACCAAGGCAGTATGGCAACAAAGGACGCAAGAAGCCAAAAATTCCCGCCTGTCGTAATAAATTCTTGAGTTAACTGGGAGATAGGAGCAGGGGAAACTTCATCTGGGATGATAAAAGTAGATGCTGCTCCCGACCCTGCGGCAGGGTCCATAGAGACTTGTTGGCTCATTTGGCGGACGCCTACGCCGTCTGATAAATCAGTAAGGCGATCGGGCCAACTGGCTACTTTCCAGTTGTGCTCGTTAAGATCCCCGCTCCCCTCTTCTACAACAGCGCGGAAGTTCACATTAATGTCATCGATTTCAATAACGCTATTATCTGACACACGGTGTCGAGGAAAACGCCAGCCCATAATTACCTCCTAGGGTGGGATGCGAGCCCCACCTGCATAACGAGGTGACTCTTCGATCTGAATCCCCACAAACTCCCATTTGCCTACCCCACTGAGCCTAAACTTAAAGACTTCCGCAGAGGGGACGTATACGGCGGCGCGAGTCCAATAGGGTCGCTTCTTTTGCCATAAAGCGCCTGGTGAAGCGAGGGGGGTTTCCGACCAAAATTTAGGTATATCATCCCCGGAATAACGTTTGGCGCTGGTGGTTTCAATGACGGTATTTCGCCAATCACGCATTACTTCAATAGTTAAAGAGGTATTTTCCGTTTCACGTAGCCAGAGATAAATTACTTGGGCCGTTCGTTTTTGCTCCGATGCAGCGGATGTAAGCCATGCAGTTTCTATGACCCCCTCTCTGGCAGTCAAACTAAGGGGTTGGTACTTCACTGACTCATGGTCTATTAACCAAAGCCCCCCATCATCCCCCACTTTACCCGTGGCTAGCATATAATTCCGATGGTCTTGAGTAACGCATACATCGGTAGCACCTACATCGGTGCGCGTTCTCCACCCCACTCCGTCGTAGATAAAGCACGTATTATTTTCCAGCTTCCCATCAATAGAAGCCCAACACCTATACTCTCCCGTGGCGGCGTCAACGGCTGCACAGGCTTGCTTTCGTCGGGATTGTGTAATCCTTTGTACAAACAAATCTATGTCCGTCGAAACAAACTCGACTCCTCGACTATAGTCTTCTGTCCCCGTAAACTGATAAAACCCATCAGCCCCCATCCACATGACAGTGCCATCCTGTAAAGTGCACACTGAATTAGGTGATGGGCATCCGGCTTCGGAACTTACCGTGAGGGAAGTAAATCCTTGGTCATTATCTGCGGGGATAATAAGGTAGGTAGAACCTTCGGTAAAAGCTAAAAGCCCTTGAGGTATCCGCCATAAAGCGGTTACTTCGGCGCCCCGAGGATCGGGGTATAGCTCCCCTTTCTCCGGGAAAGTACCCCACCGACCCTCTAGTGAATACCTAAGAAGTCCGGGGTCGGCTACCGTATTGGCTATCCACAAGCGACCAAACGCCACACGGCATAAACGAAAGGTAGGGACAGGTACAATCTCTTGCGCCTCCTCAGCTAGCCATACATCAGGGATATTATCGGGGTAAGTATCCACGACATTATCAGGCATTGTTGGTGTAGGATCGTGGCTTTCCTGAGAGTCTAATGGTAACCTAAAGAATTTAGCCGTTCCTGAGTTTTTGAGGTCCATAGTGCGGTAGAGAACACGAGCTACCGTGCGTTCAGGACCTGCACCGATAGCAGTCCAAGCGCACTGTTTTCGTGCACGATCGGATTGAGCAACCAATGAATTGCCTACGACCCTCCCCCCGTCGTCGGGGTCGAAAGGGTTGAAGGGGTCTTTACCACTCACTAAAAAATCAGTAGAATACTGTTGGGCTACCACCACCGGATTACTACGTCCGGATAAAGGGGAAAGGTTCCCCCAACAATCCATAAACTGAGCCCGACACCGCCATTCCCCTGGCTCTAGCCATCCCCCCACCGAGTTCATCCCGAAGGTTCCAGGGTCAAGTACCCCCCGTGTCGTGGTAAGCGGAGGATCTACGCTAGTATTGATATTATTTACGACTTGTCCTGCGCCCGCGTTGTTAGTGGGGTTACGAGTGAGCCCTAAGCGCCCCTGCCCGTAAGAGCAAATCATCCCTGAAGTACGTCCCTCTAAAGCATCCCAGGCATAACCGCTGTCATTGATCCCTCCCCCGTACCTAAACAGGGGAATAGTATAAGTAGTTAGCGTAGTAATCTCACGCCAACCCGCATAATCTGCTTCAGCTAAGGAATTTTTTGGACCTAGACCTAGCGGCGCCCCAGGTGCTTCAGTGTAGCCAAGAGGTGCAATATAGGTCCCATCGTAAAAATAAGCGCGGCTATTTTGGGGGACGATGATAATCCCATTTTGAGTGGACTCAAATTGAGTGGGGAAATTAGGTCGTGGAGAACTAACTAATTCGTCATTTATAACTGCACCAGTAGTACCAATAAGCTTAGTCCACCCTCTATTCCACCCCTCAAATTCCCATATCTCATCACCTGTATGGACAAGAAGGATCTCCCTTTGTCCTTCCCGTCCTACGGTGCCTTGGAAGACCCCATGCGTATAGCCGTATCGAGGGATAGTTATATCGGCTGTAGGAGCACTCGCTGGCGCTCCTCCCGTCGTGTAGTCAGGAAGATAAGGTAGAGGCCCCTCGACAGTCCGAAGGGTCCCCTCCTCGGTAGGACACAAGTTCTCAACCCGAGAACCTATTTCATCGGGGAGGAAAAGCCTACCACTCGCAATCCGGAGTGGAAACGTTCCCTTCTTTACCGATGCAGAAGTGTCCAAGACTAGCTCGCTTTACGCTGAGCCGTAGCTGCTGTACTAACTGGGGCTGGAGTTGCCACTAAAGTAAATAGGTTTAGCTCATCAGACCCTTCATCGAATCTTTCAGACGCAAACCCATACATCTCTAAGGTACCCTGCTTCAGCCCATTAGCTTGAACAACCACATTTACACAAAGTGCATGGTATTTACGTCCATGCTTTTCACAGTAGTAAACACCACCGCACACTAATTTAGTGTCCATTTTCTCTCTCCTGTTAAGGGGTTTTAACTGTCCACCACCTACGTAGGTGGCCCCGTTGATCCCAACCAGCACGCGCTCGGCTGAAACGACGTAAGACGGGGACAGCGGGAGGACGCAAGTCCCCATACCGCTTGGACAAGGTAAACAAATTTTCTCGGTAACGCGACTCGGCTAGCTGCGCCATCTGCGGATTACCCATGTTCTCATAGAGAAACATCAAAGTTCGATGGATAAGTAAATCCACAGCTACGGGCTGCACAAGAGGGGCATCCTGGTCATCTACTAACTTAGGGGGACGACGAACACATCGAATGTCTACCTCATAACGTTCGTTAGGGTAGGGGTAAAGCTGGATGCTTTGATACCCATTAATAGTCCTCATCCTCCGATGATAATCTGGGATGATACGACCGTTATCGTAAAAGATACCTTCGTTACTATCATCAATCTTTACTTCCCCTAATAAGAAAAATGCTGTAGGTAAGTCTAATTTTGTTAGGCCCCGAATAGTGGCGCCACCTGACGCATCATCCCCACCCAGAGTCGGAATAGCACTCAGATTGCTATAGTTAGTAAAATCTGCTGTCACCCGACGCCGATAAATACGCACCCACCAACCACTCTCGCGGTAGTTAAAGCGAGCAAACCCAGCCAACGCCGCAGGCGTGCGTTGTTCACCAACGGTCATAAAGCCCTGCATATATTCAATATTCGGGAGAGTAATCCGTACCGCTGGAGTAGCCGTTCCTGGCTCTCCGGGGGAAATAGTAATTACTTGCGCCGAAACAGGGGATGGAGATGACTCCCACAAGGGTTCTCTAAACCTATTTTGGGACATTTCTTCAGCCCCGGTAGATTTAGGCTGGGCGTAGAAGTTCTCTTGAGTATTTAACCACTGGTTGGCGTAACCTAAATGATAGCCCATTGTGGGGTTTTGGAACTGAATATCCCGTTTTCCCCAACAGTATGTTATTACATACTCAAAGGTACCAGGGGGTTCCGGTCCAAGCCACGGTATGCCCCCGGCGATGGGAAGGACGGATTCTAGGTCTACTTCCGGCGGAACAGCAGGTCCTTGGATTTGGCGGTAAGGTCGCCGGAATACACTGCGTGGAAGACCGTGCGATGTAACTTTGGGGTTATCCGCAAAGCTATAATCCTCTGCTTCTTCCTGTCCGATTACATCTAAGGGCCAATTACGGTTATCTTTCCATAAACGCATCGACCGGACTTGGATTACATCGTCGGGTAAATAGTAGTGCTCGGAGTACACACGGTACTTAAAAGGCCCGGTGCCTAACGTATCGATAGGCCAAGGGATCACCACGCTAAAGCGGTAACGTGGGGTGCCACCTTCGGGCGTATACTTCCACACCGCTCGAATGCGGCGCCGATAATGGATCGTTTTACCCCCTTGGGTGGGGTCGTTTTTAACAGTAATCTCAATCATCCGACCGTCCCATGAACGATCGGTAGCCCAAGAAACATAACCCGGAGTATCAGCGAGAATGTCTTGCTCGAATACCCACGGGTTATTCTGGTTAGGCACCATTGGAGTAGTGTCATCTACTACCGTTAAAGAAACAGTATCACTATTTTGTAGTGAAGCCGCGTCTACTTGGGTAGCAAACTTGACCATAGACTCGAAGAAAAGGAAGGGAGCTTCTAATGAAATATCATTATAGGCTCGATTAATGAACCCGTTAAGTCGTGTCACCGCTTCCGCAGATTGCGTGGGAGCCCAATCAGTCTGCGAAAATATCGCTGTACGCAACTCCTTCAGGTTCATTTTTCCTTCCTCTTCTCACGAGATTTTATCCATTACAGTTAAGAATAACTGAGGCCAACGTGGGTCCTGCAGCCTGCGCGATGCTCATGCCGCAAGCATTTGCCGTGCCAGCGGCTGCGTCTTCGGTTAGCTGCCCTGCCGCACCTGGGATTAACCCCCGTGAACCATTGATCAAACCACCACCAAGATTGGCGAGACCCGGTCCTTTAATCAGGACGAACCCGAAGAAACCAGCCGGGATGTCATATTGAGCTACCCCCGTGATCACAGCCGCGTTAGCAGACACCGCCCCCGCAAGGGACTGGTCTACAATTGCCGCGACAAAACCCACGGGGGACGCCGCCCCTGCACGTTTCACTGATTCACCGGCTGGGATCAGTGCACCCGTAGATGGATTGTAGACATACATCCAGGTCTGATCTCCACCACCTGAGGTGGGGAGAGGAAAAGGTGCAGGGGGCGGTCCGGGAGCCCAGTTAAGCGGCGCCTGGCTGGCAGGTTCACAATGAATAAACCCTAGAGGGGCTTGCGCCCATCGGCCAATGTCCGGTCCTAGTGGAACGGGAGCATCGGGACCACCTGGATTGTTAACGTCTGGTTGACCTGTTGCACGGAGATGGTCAATCCCCATAGCTGTACGTGACATAATAAATCTCCTTTAAGATTATCCCTATGGGATTGCGCCACCAGTTACAACAGCGTTGCAACGTAGCTGGTTAGTGTTCATGCCCATGTTCAAGACGATTTCATAACGGAATACATCTTGCTCAGGAATACGGAAAGGACCACGAACGGCAAAGTCGCCTTTGGTCTCACGGTTAGCGTCATGACCCATCGTGTATGCATACCATGAAGCTGACTTCATCATATAAACACAGCCATTAGCCGCTGGACTACCCGCAAAAGCTGCCGCGTTAATGTCCAATGCATCTTCTAGGTAGAAGTCTGCGTCGAGGAACTTGACACCCTGCCGAATGTTAGGCGGTGCTTTGTCCCCTTCCACCTTGCTGACTCGAACAAAGTCATTAAGGTCTTCAATGTAGTTGAGATAAGAAGCTTCATCACCAAGCAACAAGTCCACTGGACCCATTGTTTTACCCTGACGGGAAGCTGCATAATAGGCTTGGCGTAGTGTGCTAAGTCCATCAACTGCAAAAGAAGTAATTGCACCGTATTGGTTGGCCCATCCTGTGGTTGCAGGCTTAGGTAAACCGAAGACAGTATTAACCTGGGCTGCAGGAGCCGCAAATTCTAGGGCACCCGAGCGGGCTGCACCGTTAGGATTGTATGTGGTATTACCGTTTAAGGTAAGGAAACCGCCTACGTCCAAACCATCACCAACTGCCATCTGACGAGCGATACGCTCATGGAAGTCACCAAGAGCAAGCTCCGGGTAATGTTGAATGATTCGGGCAAGGTCCATCGCACCGTTTGCTTCCGCCAAGTCCTTACCAGGAACATCGAACGCATAGATCAAACGAGGCGCATAGGTGCTACCACGAATTGCATTTTGGTTACGACCACCGGCAATAACTTCAGAGCCTGTGAGGATCTGGGTTACGGTACCAGGACCGTCAGTGACAACGACAAATTCGCGATAAGGGCCACTAGCCACAGATCGATCAATGTTACCTTTGTCTACTACCTTTTCGAGTATCGGGTGCCACTTGACAAATAATTCCGAATACCCAGGCATTAGCTCCTGCAGAGCAGATGCCAGTACGTCAGGGCTAATAGCCATCTCTACCTCCTACCACTTGTGTGGCGTTTCAAAGCATTATGCGCTGCATTGTGCCGCATATCATCTAAAGTACGAACCTTATGGCCCCCATCGTGCTTTAATTGGTTGGGGGTTGCAGGAGCCGAAGTGGCTCCCGAAGTAATCCTCGCAGCCGGACGGGGCTTAGCGGGGGCAGCTTGAGCGGGGACAGCCTTGTTGGCTAGTTGTACCGCATATTGGGGGGGAACCCCATCCTTTAAGGCCTTAGTCGCAACTGCGAGGGCTTCTTCAGGAAATGACATTAAACTAGGGATAGTATCTACTTCCCAGCCCGCCTCCACGAGTTTGTCGAATTTAGCTAAAGCTGCTGGCTCTTGGAAAAGATGGCCGTGAGTACGCTCAAACCAAGACGCATAACGTTCGGCTTCTGCATCAATGGCTTTCTCCATATCTGCCCTAAAGGCCTTATACTCCCCAGCTTCTTGTGTGGAAGAAAGTTGGAGAGCATCAAACTGAGCCTGTAGGCTATCGTGGGTAGACTTAAGTTCCCCGTACCTAGGGTCATCATTCCCGTCTAAAAGAGTGTTATAAATCTCTTTGACACGATTAGCCTCGGCAGTTCCTTCAGCGATTTGTTTCTCGGCCCAACCCGTGCGTTGGTCGTAAACTTTCTGCGCCCACGGTTGGATCTGTTCCGGGAGGCCCGACACCTCTCCAGCCCAATCATCCCAACCGAAATCATCATAAGAGGGAAAATTAGGAGCTTGAGCTTCTGGTTGGGCGCTGCCTTGAGTAGTGGCCGCAACATTGGTTTCCCCTCCGCTAGTGGGTGAGGGGGAAGAAGGGGCCTCACTTGTACTTGTAACAGGAGATTCAGTAACGGCTGCTGACTCCGAAGAGGTGTCAGCGATTGGTGCTGCCCCTCCTTCCATAGATTCTTGGCTCATCCACAACCTCCTGTATGCTTGTGTTTGCCTAAGGCTTTTTCAGAAGCACTGATGCGTAATGCAACCATATCCGGACCAGGTCGTTTCTTTTTAATGATCATCACTGGGGGAGCTTCCTCGTCAACCGTCTCTTCAATCTTAACCTTCTTCAGCGCCGTGTCACCTTTGGTCGCTTCCTCAATCTCTTCGTGGGCTTTTAACTCGAAACCATGTTCTTGGAGGAGACGGAGAGCTTCGGTTCCTGTTTGGGCCTCTTTAACAATAAAATCGGCTATCTCTTCGATAGTATACGACTCTTTGTCTTCGTAAGGCATAGAAACTCTCCACCATTCGTTTACTAAAAAATGAACGCCAAGTCAAGCACTCGGTGCACTTTTAGCCTGTTGGTCTTTCTTCGCGTATCTCTTCATATCTTCAGAGTCATTAAAGCCTCGCTTCTTTGCGCTAGCTTCAACCTTCTCTCTCGCCGTGTCTCGGTGCTTTTGCCACTTAGAACTCGACGGACTTAATATTTCTACATCAGGATTTTCTCGTTGGTACTGTCGGAATTCACTTTGACTATGAAAGGTGCGACCAATCTGTTTAATCTCTAACGGTTTAGAAAAGGTAGGCCCTATAGTCCGAACCGGGCTCATGAGTATCTTCACAGGGTGGTTACATTTACTACAACGTAAATCATCCAATGCAGCCAAAGGACAAAACACATCATCAAAATAACCACACCCTGCTGTACATCGAACATCGTAAAGAGGCATTAACTTCTCGGAGTTCCTAAGAGCTTCTCGGCTAAAGCATACAGCGACTTAGAACGATCCGGTCCCATACCTGTAATTTGATCGAGCCTCCGTTGGTCACGAGTTCTTTCAACCAGGCCGTCCTCGTCAACAGCGCCTTCTTCGATTTGCTCAGACATGCTTACGTCCTCTTCAACCCCAGGTCCATCAGAAGTTTCCACCTCTAAGCTCTCTTTGATCGCGTCATGAACACGACCCTCACTTAAAATGGTCCCTACTCCGCTCGGGCCTGCAATAATTTCAATCGAACCATCGTCATAAAGGCGGTAGGAGTAAGGATCACCTCCAGGCTTAATATAGTTCTTACCTGGACCTTTACCATAAAAGTCTTTTAGCTTTGGAGGCTCATAGTCTTTGCCCTCATGAGTTTTAGACTTGGTCCCCTTGTGCGCTTCATAATCTTCATGACCAGGGCGAGTCTTGGACTTGTCCCCTTTATGACCAGTAAAATCTTCTTCCCCTGGGCGAGTCTTAGACTTGCTTCCTTTATGGGCCTCATAGTCTTCATCGCCTGGGCGTGTTTTAGACTTATCACCCTTGTGCCCCGTGAAGTCTTCTTCGCCGGGACGTGTCTTCGACTTCCCGCCTTTGTGGGCACCGAAGTCTTTATCCCCTGGACGACTCTTGGAGTCATCACCTTTGTGCCCAGTGTAGTCTTTTTCTCCAGGACGAGTATGGGAGTCTTGGTCCTTATGCCCAGTGAAGTCTTCCTCGCCTTCTCGGGTTTTAGATTTTGCATCCATATGTGCTTCGTAGTCTTCGTCTCCAGGACGGATCTCCGACGGGTCTCCAGTTCTTTCCGGTCGGTGACGCCGAAGAGCGCGTTTAGCTGCTGCATCACGTATATGTTTCATGGTAGCCATGAGTAACTCCTAGTTATTGTTCAACATTCCCTTCACGACTGGAGGTAACGGAGGCGCTGGTTGCCCCGGCCCACCCGCAGGGAAAGGAGGAAGTGGTTGGTTTTCAGTATTAGGGGGAAGCGCCCCAGTAACGACAGTATCTGGAGCCTGAGGAGCCGGTGGCATCATTTGAGCCATTGGATTCGGCATCGGTAAACCCACGTCAGGGGGGGCGTCTTGCATAATATCAGTCAACTGCAGAAGCTCCAATAACTTGAGAACGAGTTTCTCTTTATTCACCTGTGGTGATTCTAGCAACAATGGTAAGTATTGTTGCACTTTTTGCAACTGAATTAAGGAATGATTTTCAGTCGGAGAATAAGGAACCGCCGCATAATCATAGTCCATCGGACCTTCTTGAGGGTTGCGCTCGTCACGAACCCGTAACGATTCTCTGGTTACTTCTAAGACTTCACGGCTGTCAGTTAAGCGCAACGGCAATATTGTCTCGGAAGGAAGGAACTCTTCGTAAAGACCAATGACATGGTCGCCTAAAACTCCCACAATATCCTCAACCGTTTTAATGCGCCTACCATTCCTAGTCCGGGTCGCAGTGTCAGCTAAAGCAACTTCGGTAGCCACGTCAGCCACACCTACAACCCCACGGCTGTACTGGGGTATGCCCAGAACAAACTCAATCACCTGCGTACACCGCTCACGCATCTGGGTAAACGATGGTTGGAACTGGGGAGTCGGAGTCTGCCCGATCAAATCACGAAGAGGCGCACTCGCTTTTCCCATGACAGCTACCATTGAACCTGGTTCTGCGGCATCACGCAAAGCTGTCGTGATAGCTTCGGGGTTGTCTACGAGCCCAGTGTTTACCAGAAGGACAGGAGTAGAAGAATGAGCGTGCCATAACTCCAAAGTATCGATCTCATTTAAGCGCTCCTGTAAAGAACTAATCAGCTTTACGTCCGACATGCCACCAAGGTCCGACATGTTATCATTAAATTGCATCATCACAAAAGGGTTTCGCACCCAACGGTAAGGAAGCTCCCCCTCAAACAAGGGCTCCTCAATGTCATCTAGCATGTGGTAATAGCGGCCTTCGCCCGAAAAGTCATAGACTTCATAGACCGTCACCCAATCATAAACCCCCACACTAGCTGCATTAACAGTAGAGGGGTTACGAACATTGTCTCTAAGCCAAGTAGGATACCCACCAAAATCTGCACGACTAGCTACTTTAGCTCGGTACATGGCCCCCCTACCTTTTTTCTGCTTAGTCCTTTCTTTGAACTCGGCCTTGGTCAAGACCGTCACTTCGATAAGGTAACGAATATCATCCCACCTCGGAGCAGACATGTCGAAAAAAACAAATCTCGGGTCTACGGGAAAAAACTCTACGGTGTTCTTGTTAAAGTTCCATACTGTCTTGAGGAAACCACGCCCGCAAATGGCTGTATGAGTAGCCGTCTTCCACAATAATCGATGTGTGTTATTACGACTCATCGTGTCATTGATCAAAGCCTCACGGAACTTAGCCACTTCGCGTAGCTCTTCTCGCTTAGCCAAGACTGTCACTTGAGGATTGGTAGGGCAGATGTTAGCGATCATCGTATCGATGTAAGCATAAGGGTAGTTTGTCTCGAAGTTAATCTCCGATTCCCCTAAAATCTCACCGGAACCTTGAGGGAAGTCCGAAGAGCCACGCCAATACTCGGACAAGTACCAACTGCGCCAGCGATCCCACATCCCTCGTTCAGTACGAGTTTTGCTCTTGTGAGTATCAATGATCCCACGTAGATGTTTAGGGGTTAAAGCCATGACTACTCCTTATCTTCTTTTGCGATCTTACCCATGTTAGCTGCAAACTGAGCCTGACGAATCGTCTCTTTGTCATAGTCGCCCTTGTTAGCTAACACATGACGTGCATACTCTTGGACGTTGTCATAGCCCGCAGACTTAGCCTTCCGGGTAAACTCACCCTTCGTGCCCTTGCGCTCCATTTCTTTATCCGCCCGCTGAAGCCAATTCTTCTTGTCTTTATCAATTGCGGTCTTCGCTGCTTTCTCTCGTGCATCTTTAAGTGCCATCTTATTTCTCCTCTAATTATTTTTTCCAAGATCCCCGCGCAAATGCATCGGCCTCTCCTGGTGTAGTAAACGTGAAAACTTCGCCTCGTTTTTTAGCCTCCCCTAACGCTTCCGGAAAGGAGAACTCAACCCAATCCTTAGGGTCTGAGCCATAGTTCCCAACATCCTTGGGGAATAAAGTAGGAACCACAACATGCTTACCGTCTACTTCTCCACTTGAAAACAGCACCGTAGAGCGGCTTCCGTCTGCATTTTCTCTCGCAGTGCTGCGTAGCCCTCGGGCACGCTGGTCTCGATCGGGTAGAGCTTTCTTTGCCACGCTTTCTCGCATCAACTTAAATGTGTCTCTATCTGGGTCCATTATCTTTTCTTCCGGTAGCGGGCTCGGGACCGAGCTTTAGTTTTGTTCTTTCGTTTAGTCTCTTCCTTACGGTAAGCCTCTATGCGATCCCAACTCATATCCCGAAACAATACAACGTTTTCTGTTCTATCATTTTCACCCGTGCTCTTCAAACGGCGCGGTGCCCGACGAGCCGCCACTACGGCTATCTGTAACGCTGAAATCTTATCCCAGTGGTGGCGATTACGGCGCCTTTTCCCACTTCCCCCACCGTATAAAATCTCATGAGAGGCCCCTCTCTCTACTCTCTTATCATGCTTATAGCTCGTTAATTGGTCTACAGTATCAGAGTCGTTAAGAATTAACTCATCGCGTAAACCCTCTTGAAGCCAAGATAACATCTGGTCTACTGACTTAGACGTAGCCGCAATACCAGGACGGTAAGCTTTTTCGTAGTAGATGTTCTTGCATTCCATCTCCTCTAACAGAGCTAAGACTGCAGCCCCTACCCCGTTAGACTCCACTGCTACAGTTGCATGATGGTAACGCTCTGTAACTTCGAGAAGCTTACGAGTAAAAGGCAACGGCTCAGTATGGTCGGCATAGCAAGCTACTTGCGTCCACTCCCCATCGTAGACCTTAAGCACCTGAAAAGCAGCATGGTCGCGAGCAGCATAACCAGCAGGGTCAACTCCGATGACATAAACGGCTCCAGGCTCGGGGGGCTCATACTCCTCGTAAGGCCCTATCCATTCTTTTAACTTCCTCTCCCGATGGCGCTTTAAGATACTCGGGTGAATGACCGAGGTGCTGGCTGCTACCCAACAAGTCACATCATCGAAAGGATAGTAAACCCCGAAGAGGTCTGGGTTTCTCCGGATCTCCGGGTCAATGTCCAGCATTAACCTGCGAAAGGCTAAGTTCTCTTTGCGTAAACCTAAATGACCATAACGGTCTAAAAGCTTCATCTCGTCGCTGTCTAAGGAGGCATTCTCTGGCCAAGGACGCATATTGAGCTTCGAGTCCCAGAAAGGGAAAAAGGCATAGAGATGACGACTCAGCCCACGCTTTGCGTCTCGACATTGGTCATGCCACCACTCCGCTGAAGGCGCGTCCATCGGTGCGGGCGTAGACTCCAACACCATGAGGGAATGATCCCGGTTGATCATCGATGGGTAGATCAAAGTAAATTGCTCTGCAGCATTAGCCCAGTAAGGAAGCTCGGAGCCGTGGAAAGAATCAGGAGACTGGCCAATACCAACAGCCCCCGACTCGCCCGATAGAACACGCATCTTGCCACCAGCTATTTCGGAAAAAGTAAGCTGACGAACCTCTCGGTTAGGGACAGTAGGAGACCGGATAGCTTCGGGCCACCGAGCGTGACAGAAGTGAACGCGCTGGTGCAGATACTCCGCACGAGCCTTCGTATCCGCAATACATACATGGTCCCACCCCGGAGTATATGCAGTCTTTGCATAAGCGCAAAGCTCAGCCGTAAGAGACTTTCCCCCCTGACGATAGCCTAGAAGAGTAAGCCACTTAGTCTGCCCATGCTCTGTGAGAGGAGGGTCGGAGAAATAAGCTAGCAAAGTAGACTGAAGCGTATGAGTTAACTTAAACGGATCGAACGCAACCTCGCGCCCAGAAGCCTGGTCGTGGACTTTCCCATAGGCCCGAAGACTTAAAGATGGATCTGCTAAGGCCTCTAATGCCTCATTTACCTCTTCCTTACTCGCCATTAATTAAAATCTTTTTAGGGAGTTCAGGCACAGCATCCACAACCGTATAGCTCGCCTCAAGCTTCGGTGACTCACGACGCACCGAAACCAGCGCAGTAATCACGTCGCTATAAGCCGCCTCAGGAGTACCCGCCGCTGTGTTCTCCGTGGCAATAGCCGTAAAGATTAACTCGGTCCAATGACGCGCCTCACGAGAAATAGCAGGAGTAAGGTTCCCTTCCACTAGCTCGGACAACATCTGTTGAGACAAAGTTATAACGCTTTTGTAATCTGAAACCGGGTTCTGCTTGATAATCTCGGCAACCGCTTTTCTTTTCTCTTCCGGAACCAACGTGAGCCAGCTACGAAAGTCAGCCCCTTCACTCGCTGGTTGCGATTTAGTATACTTAACGGGAGTGGTTTTCTTACTGGCCATTAGATTCCTCCAAAATGTGGGGCTCCGACTAGACCCATTGTAAGGCCTTTACGGAGTTTATTCTTACGGGGCTTAAATGCACCCCCGCGAAAGAGCTTCCAAAACAAAGGAGACTCCGTCAATACGCGCAGTTCAGTTTTATTCATGTATTGGGGGCCAACGATTAATTTATGCCGGAACTTTAAGCGTTTCAAAATTCCTCCCTCTAGCTGAGGAGGCCACGGAGTGTTCTCCCAGTCTACATTGACAGCCCATAACTGAAAACAGGGCTCTTTAGCTAGCACCTTAGCCCCCTCTTCCAGACTCCTTAAGACCCAGGGCTTTGTCTCCCCCGTGACGTGGGCTAAGCGAGACAGAGACATGCCCGAACTATAAGAGCGTAGGAGTTGTACGTCCGGGTTGCACATCGTTTTAACGGGGATGTTCCCCCGTTTGAAACAAGCTACTTCGTAGGGATGCGGGATGGGAAGTTTACCGAAGGCGTCCACTACATTAGCGGGAAAGTGTTTAGGTGCGACCAGGGCGTTAGGCTCATAAAACCATTCGTGTACTGCTGGGGTGCTATCCAGCCATGACTTGATCCCCTCGTAGTGGTTAGGGTTTGTGCGCCGGTTAAACGTAGCCCACCGGAAAGGGGCTCCTCTCCTCTCTTCCCCATATTTGAGGATGTAGGGGGGTACTGGTCCTTTGGGGTAATCTACATATTCGGTTGAGCTTAATGCTCTAAGGGCCGTAAAAAAGATCGGATAAACTACGTGGGCTCTCGGAGCAGGAATTTGTCCTGTGGGAAAAAGGTAGTACTCGGGAGGCTTAGTTTTCATTCTCGACCCACTGGTCAAGCGTGATTACTTGGCCTAAGTCTTTTGGGCTAACAGCCCCTTCTTCTCTGAGTTTGATCCCGAGCCACGGACGATAGGTGGTTGAGGACCCTTTCTTGGAGGGTTTCCCTTGGACGTAAGAGCGCTCACGCATGAGCATCGCGAAGAAGCGTGGCTTCATGGGGTACTCGTGGCTGTCTTCACACCAGTCTACGTAAGCGTTGTAGAGATTCTTGGGGTTGATCAAGAACTCTTTGCCCATTTCACAACGGTCATCGAAGAAAGGTTTGATGAGGTCAAGCTCTTCTCGGTACTCTTGTGTAGCTGCCGTGACGGATTCGGGTGCGTTAAGTCCGTTTCGTTGCCAGTCTAGACACCCAGCTACTAAGCGATTTAGGATGCCAGGTAACTCCCCTCGGAGCTTTGAGTCTAGCTCCTTATCTTGACGCTCTTCGGGTATCTTTTCCTCAAAGGGCACAAGTAAAACTCGACGCCAAATCCCCTCGTCGTTCCCCTTGATGATGGGCTTGTGGTTAGCGGCTAGCCAGAGCTTATGGGTGGGTTGAAACTCGAAGAAGTCTTGCTTCATGTAACGAGCTTTAATTGGGTCGCCCCCGGTCATCTGCTTAATCGAAGCTTCGGCCAAGGCCCGACCTCGATCAATTTCTGCGCTCACTACCATGCGAGCCCCGAGTAAGTCAGCTACTTCAGTGGGATGGCGCCCATGTTTTGAGGCCACCAGAAGTTCAGGGGCAGCTTGCTTCGAGTAAGTCCCCATGAGATGTTGGACGGTGTTGAGGAAAGTGGACTTCCCGTTCGCCCCAGTACCGTAACAGAATAGCAGCTTTTGCTCCCGCACAGAGCCTGTCAAGCTGTAGCCTAAGTAACGATAAATGAACGAGATGAGGTCTAACCTCCCGCCCAGTATTTCATGGAGAAAGTTATCCCAGATGGGACACTCGGCATTAGTGTCATATTCTACTGGGCAGTTTTTAGAGATTAAGTCGGTGCGATTAAATGGAAGAAGCTGACCTGTCTTAAGGTCTACGGTCCCGTTAGCCGTATTGAGTTTCCAAGGGTCGTTATCAAATTTATTAGCGGGTATAGCCATGCCTGCTTCGCTTGAAGCGAGGATAACCATTGAGTGAAGAGAGCCTGATGATTCTGACCGGACAGCATGTTTGTACATGCGTTCAGATTTAGCGCTGTCATTTTCTGCTGCAGCATCGAGGAATACATCGGCAACAGCTTCTTCTGCTAGGCGCATAATGCGTCCTGTTTCGTCGAGTTCCCATGACTTGCTGTTGTAGGAAACCCACTTCTTGCGGCTAGGGATGAACTTAATGTCGTGACCAAACTTTTGTACGAGTCGTTTAGCGTTACCGAGGTCTGTGAGACCTGGTGCATTTCCGGAGGAGCCCGTGACTTGGGCTGGTTTGTCGTCATCGCTGTTGCTACTGGACTTAAAGCGTCCGAACTTATCCTGAAAGGCTCGCCATCCTTTCCGACCAGATCCCACACAGTCATTGTGCTGGCACCCCGCATACACTTCCCCACTGTGTGTCTGCACGATGTAAGCGCTACTGTCTGTGTGCGTCTCATTAAACGGACAAACAGGCAAAACCCATTTGCGTCCTTTATCCCCCCAGGGGAACGCATCACCTATTGTCGGTAAATTCGCCGTGATCCAGAGGTCAAGACGACGAGCCTTCGCAGAATTTAGTGCGCCACGATTTTCAGGGGCGCGTTTTGCAAATTGTTCGACCAGTTTCTTCGGGCAGCGTTTGAACTCTTCGGGTACGTTAAGGAGTCGGGCTAGACGGTGAGGTCTGTCCTCGATGCTGTTGCCCTTGCGTACTGCTGTCCCGTAAAGCTTCCAAATCCGTGCAGGATTGAAGACTTTCTGGTCAATAGTGACCCCCTCTTCGTCGAAGAAGAGACTCAACGCCGCGTAGAATCGGCGCAAGATAGAGTCATTAGGTTTCATGTTGATTTTGTAGATGAGATGAGCCCCGTTCCCAGAGTCCCCGACGATGGGTTTAGGCCACCCCTCAGCTTGGAGAGAGCGGTAAATGGTGCGGGCTACGCTAAACGCTTTGCGCTTTTCATCGTTGCTCGACCCAACGTGAGCAGGACGGACAGGATCAATGTCGATGAGGAGGTAGCTGTGCTCGATTACGTCAGCATCGCTAGTCGCCTGCAAACCCCGCGTTACTTTGTTAGGGCTTCGAGCGAATAAGGCTTCGTTTACTCGGTTAGGGGTGATGTAAACCCCAATAGCCCCGTCATCACTGACGTTGGCTGCTGTTGTTGACAACAATTCTAGGTCGTTGAAGTAACCTGAGCTTACGCGGGCCTTACCACCATAAGGACTGGGGAATAAGGCACGAAGCTCAACTACCTGTCCTTCCTCAAAGAGCGCACGGAGGGTAGCCAGAATTTCCTGGCGGTTCGCTGGGGGGGATTGCATAGAGGGAGTCTCCTAATCGTTGAACAAATCCTCTTCGATATGTCGGGGGGAATTGACAGGATATACCACATCTTGGGGAGTGGTAGTGGTGACGGTGACGGGCGCCGCATTCGTCACCTTGCGTTTGGGTAAAGAGCGGGCTTCAGTCTCGGCCCATGAGCGGTGTGCTTCTTTGGTATTTGATTTAATGTACTTTTCTAGGGTACGAGGTGACACGCGCCAACTGCTCCCGAACTTCATAGCGGGTAGTTCCTTACGCCGCACCAGATTACGCACGGTGTTGACATGGACTCTTAGCTTTACGGCAATTTCTTCAAGCGTCAGCAATTGTTCATTGGCTGGCATTGTTACTCCTTGTAAGAATTGTTCTATGAAGAGTTGTATTATAGATCGAGGGCTATGTCAAGTAAGTATATTAAATTCCCCATCTACTGCTGCTTAGCTACATCAAGCACAATGGTTTCTTCAGGTGACACCTTAGGCTTTACAAGTTCTTTACTGCTTGTAACCTCTTGTAACCATGGTTGTAACCCTCGGCTATTGTAGCTTGGAGCCCGTGAATGGGTGTTTGGGGAGGGCCAAGATTACAGGTTACAGAAAATCTGGGTTCACCTATATATAGAAACGTGTATGTATGATGTATTTATAGTGTATATATGGTGTAAAAAGACAATAATAGTTAGTATCTATATACGCGTAATGGCTAATCTCTGTAACTTGTAACTTTTATTCTTATATCTTACTTGAAACCTAGGTTAATTGAGGTTACAGGGTAGGTTACAGACTGTCAACGAAATGTAAAGCTGTAACCTTCCGCCTCGAAGCAGGCTTATCAGGCAGCATAAAGTGCAACGGGGTATTAGTCGAAAATTGCTTGGCGTTTTTTTACCTCCTATCCTAAAAAGGAAAAGGCCCCTCGAAAGGGGGGAAGCCTCGGCTAGGCAGACTGGTGCGCTGTGCGCTGGCCCGTGGGTGTGGCGCTGGACCCCTAGCCAGGTGCGCCCGTGGAGGCGCGACCCTGTGCAGTGTGTGGGTAACGATTAACAACGTTCCTCTTCGGGTAACCAAGAACGATCGGGCGCATCGTCGCCGTCGGCTATCGTTCGCAGTCCTTCTGCCTTTGTTACGTCTCGGTAATTACACACAACGCGAGTGTGATGACGGGCGGTTAGGGGAGAAGGCTCGTTATATCCATAGGGACATTCCCACACGAACACCGCACACTCTTTCTTTGTGGGTCGACGCAAGCTTACTAGGCAGTATTCGTGGCATGATGAATTCCATAACAGGGCTTCTAAACCTGAATCATTCACCACAATTATCTTCCATTCGTCTTGCTCAACTAGAGCCTCCGGCTCTTTTCCCAATCCATCAACATTGTACCAACTCATATCGCCCTGCATTAAATCACTGCACCTGCTCCTACAATTGTATGCGGCGGATTCAACATCTTTCAGGACTAGAATCTCGGTACCTCCATTGTCATAGTTGCTCGCCTCATTGATAGCGCTGCTTTCGCCGGGATATACACGGTTAAAGGTGTCATAGAATAGATCGAGTGTACAGTTGGTGTTAATCAGTTGCATTGTGTCTTCTCGTTGTTAGTGGTTCTCTGTTTAGCTGTCGCTATTATAACAACAAAATAGGAACCAGGCTAACACTTCGCTATAACCTAGGGTCCTACTCTCTTATTAGTGGTACACTTTATACGCTTATATATATATCGTGGCGCATTAGGTGGTTTTTCTCCTGTCAGCCCCTAAAACTAAACACTTGTTTAATTTGAGAGCTTGAATGTAAACACTGTAAACATCGGGTTCCACTTAACCCCTACTTAACCGTCCTGCTTGTTCCTCTTTTCAGTCAATGCCCCGACCCATTCCTACCCCGTTGCAATTTTACGCCCTTTGCTAAACGTGCCACGCAAGGGCCTGCGCTCACTTTGTTTCACTTTACCCCTTCCCAAAGCTACCCCAATTAGTTAAGATGTATTCACCAACGAGGGAAACACCGACACACCGACAAGCTGAACATCACATAAGCCAACCAAGTATAAAGGGCTAAAACAGTTCTGGCCGTAATAGCTAAAGACACCCACTTAATCGAGCGTATACGATACAAAGCAAATCATTACTGTGTAGGGGCTATCTTCTGAAGTAACGCAAGTTTAGTTTACTAGTTTACTAGGGTTCTAACCGGACTTAAGAACGACGGGCGTGTGATACATAGCTGAAGCACTATAGGACCGCAAAGGCGGACGTGTGGAGGACTCTGCTCTGACTATCCGGGTCCAGCGGAGGATAAAGAACCTACGGGCACCTTTTGCCTACCCGTAGCTAAATGACACAGGATAGGTGTGTCTAGTCTGGGGCTCTGCAATACAGCAACCATCCTACGGGGTGGAGAGCCAGCCGAAGTAATGTTATCAAGGTGATAACTAGCTAACCCGAGTACAAACGGGCACCACAATTGTGGTTCATACCTAGCCTAACGGCCATGACAGTATGAGAATCGGCGGTCATACCTGACGGGTGAGGATAAAACCTTTCCCAACGCGAAGAAACGGGAAATAGCAGGGACTGACAAACCCTGCCTTCCAATTGAGTAGCACGGCTATCCGGTCCTGCTTCTCTATTGGAGGTCAAGTCATGCAAGGAATACAAGCAAACATCAAACAGCAAACAAGCCACCGACGTTTGAAGGCGAAGAAGACACGCCAGCCAAAACGGGAGAAACGCGGCAAAGCAGGCCAATGCATCCAGTGGAAACGGTGCCCTAAAACCGGCCACCTTTTCAACCCTACAACCCACCGCCCACAGGAGTAACTAATGACAAAGGTATGGATACTGATGCTAAACGTCCCCTATGAAAGCGGCATCGGTCCCTGGATATTTTCGGGCGACGATACCGGACATGCTGCAGCAAAGGGCACCATCGAAGCGTACAAGCGCGATGCATGTTTCCTGCACGACGCGTACTTCACATTGGAATTAGAAGAAGTACATAGGGAAATTTACAACGACATCTTTTAATCAAAACATTGGAGGAATAATGGCAACACCCACAATCGAACTAACCGAGGACGAATACATCTACCTCGACGATAACTACATAGGGCTATGCATAAAGTGTCACGAGGAACGCGAATGCTGCGAGCCCGATGCCCGCAAGTATCCCTGCGATAACTGCAATACCAAGACAGTCTATGGGGCAGGCGAATTGCTTGTCATGGGCATCATCGAATTCACGGAGGAATAATGGCAAAGCGCCAACGAATACCAACACAACTAATCCACGACACACAAGAACTAATCGACCGACAACGCAACGCACAACCACTACCCACAATCAACCACGACCGACGCGCCCAACTGGAGGAAAAACACCTATGCAAAAACTTATCCATACTGCGTTCGACGCATTCCACACAGGGAAAATGCGCCAGCTACGGCGACGGGCAAGGCGCCTGCTACGGGATAGGTTCGGAATCAAAAGTAATGGCTTCATACTCTACGAAGGACCAAGCCAACTAGATCCAACCCAAAACATCGTCGCTATTGTTACGGGGCTAAACCGCATCAGCAAGAACGACAAGACAGGAGATATGCTGCAGATATGGATACTCCTTCAAGACGTATCACCTACACAGGCCAGTTACGAAGGGCTGGACGTGGCCGTATGCGGGGATTGTAAACACCGGCAGTGGCAACGACAGGACGACGGCACTATGGTCAAGGTGGGCTCGTGCTACGTAGTCTTACATCAAGCGCCTCTGTCAGTGTACAAAGCCTACAAGCGAGGCAACTACCCTTGGCTAGATCCGGCATCGGCACGCGAGCTATTACGTGATACCTGGGTACGGTTCGGAGCGTATGGCGATCCTAGCGCAGTACCCCTGCAGGTCTGGACACCTATTCGAGACGTCGTCAAGAAGTACACTGGCTACGTCCACCAATGGCGTAACCTAGGACCGGAATGGCAGTGGCTAATGGCAAGTGTAGACAGTGCAGAGGAGAGGACAGAGGCTATGCGGATGGGCTGGCGATACTTCCGAGTCAAGGGCGAAGACGAACAGCTATTCGACAATGAGCAGGTGTGCGCAAGTGAAGCGAAGGGCACCTCTTGTGCTGCGTGTGGCTTGTGTGCGGGCATGTCAACGGCTAAAGCTAAGAGCCAAGTGATCACCGTCCATGGCATGCTAGCTGGTAACTTCTAACAACTCATCAACATTTCACAGAGCCGTTCACAGGAGACCCTAATGATACGACTGACTAACATCGATACAGGCAAGTCATACATAGCCAGCACCCGATCTGATTGCATAGGTGTGGACGTACACATCTGGGACATGATGATTCACAGTGGTATCGGGCCTGTGACAATGGGTCACACCATAGGAGAATGGACATGAGTATAAACATGACGGAAGCGGAGATGAAATTACTACGCGAACAGCGGGACACTCTAACGGAGCTAAGCCGTGGGGGATTTTCCCCTTCCACCACTATTGACCTAGGCCGGGTGGTGACCTTCATTGATAGGGTGCTAGCCGACCAACAACAACCGCCGGAATGGATCGAGGTAACCGATGAGGACACCGGCAAAACGCTATCCTTCTGGGCTACATCCGTGCTCGACGCAGAGACACAGAGCGAAGGGGTAGACTGGAACGAAGTAGAAGACAACACGTACAACATCTAAGGAGCTAAGCATGGACGACGAAGAGGGCGATATTTACGACGACAGCCACGGCGATCACGATCCCAACTACGACTACTAACAAAGGATAGAAACATGGACCCATTAGAACGAGTACTAAGACTAACCACCGACCTCCAAGAGAGGAACGCAGGCACCAACCACTACACATTCCACGCCGACCCTAGCCACGCATGGCTTAAAGTACCCTTCGCTATGGTCTACCTGCTAGGGATAGGGCACATCCTATCGCGTTGGTCCTACATGAGCAGGGATTGTCAGGCCTTCTACCTAGAAGAAGATCGGGATGCAGGACTATTCCTCGAAGCCTACCACCAACTGTACGGAGCGAAGCCAGAGATAAAGCTCAGCCACACCAACAGCCAGAGTTTTGTACGCAAGCTGACACCATACAACTGGGACACAGTCTTAATCGAAACAGCACGCCGACTACAGGAGGATAGACCATGAGCACCCCAACCGATGAACACGCAGACCAAATACGAGTTGTCTTTACCTACAAGCCAGGAGGATTCAGGCTCTCCAAGGCCGCACTTAATGTAGCCCGTGAAATGTGGGCCGTAGACTGGGAGTATGAATACCCCGAGCGCCACGACCCACGCTTAGTCAAGCTACTAAACATGTTAGGGGATGCGGCGAGCGGCCCCTCTGCTAGCCTCGCGTGCAAGATATTAGAAGGCGATACCTACCACGTCATTGAGCATAACAATGGGCTAGAAGAAGTAGTGGAACCGGACGACCTCTACTGGACCACGGTGGATAAACCTAAACCTACTTGACAACCACTCACAACTAGCTATAATTGGAACCATTGGAGGAACAATGAAACAACGTACTAAGGCAAATAAGCAGGGGCACCAAGCGGCGGCGCTCCTCGGATTCGAGGCGAGCAGCCTCGGTAAGTGGGGAGAATGGAAGAACGCGAAGGTCAGTTGTGCTGCTTGCGGCTATCAGGTCTCCTGGTACCACGCTAGCCTGCAAAGGAAGCACCGAAAAGTCTGCCAGCCCATGCCTTCTCAATCGCTGCCTACTGTGGCAACTCTAGCTGATAGCCTGGCGCTATATTGGGCTCCATCCAGAGAGGAAGAGGTTGATGCGTGGGACGAGTCGGAGGACCAATGACACAACCTACTAACTGGCAAGACATTGTAGATGTAGCCATTAAAGAACTGCAGGAGGAGCTTTTAGAATACGTCACCGACGAGGACTACACCGTGGAAACATGGACATATCTACCCGCCCCCTCACCGGAGTATGGGACCACTCAACCTAACGAGGTGCCCGGTTTGCTAGAGGGATGGTTCAACCATGAAGACTACGAAGGCTCGCACACCTACAACCTGGGAGGCTACTCACGAGACGTGGATCAGGATATGGACGATGACACCTGCGCATGGCGCGTCCTAATCAAGGTCACCTACGAGCCCAGTGAGAGAGAAGAAAGGGAGCGACAAAAAGATGAACAAGGAGAACACGACTTCAATACACGCCGAGATAATGAGTGGTAGACTAGGCCCCATGACCTACGTAACGACACAGAAACTTAGCCGAATACTAGACGAAGCACACCGGGAGGAGACAGTGATTGTTATCCGACCACCCACTAAACACTACACACAAGCACTTATGGAAGTTCAAGCTTCTACATACGCCCCATGGCCTGGGGATTTAGTCAGGTTCAGGGGCACACAATACCGGGTCGTTACTGACCCATAACACAGCCGAATGGAGGCACCATGTCAGCATCAATAGCAGTATACGTATCAACAACAGTTGAGGATGAGATAGACCTAGACACATTAGAGGGGAGCGACATTACCATCAGCGATGGTAGACTCGGAGGGAGCGTCACGGTAAAAGTAGACGTAGACAACCACTACTACGTAGACGTAGGTGAAGATCAAATCGTGGATGCCTTGGAGCAGATGTACGAAGACCTAGAGTTTGTCTATGACTTCATCTTTGAGAACAACTATGACGCGGAGATGTTTAAGCATCTGTTTGGTGCGCGTAGTGGTGAGCCTAACATCCCAGAAGAGGACCAACTAGATGTGGTAGACAACTTCATGGGAGCCCTAAACCCTGCGGCATTAGCCCGCGTGATTGAACTAACCAACCTAGTGGAGGCCTAAGATGGGCACTAAAGATAAAGCTATCGGCAAGAAACAAAACGTAGACTTACTTCCAACACCATGGGACATTGAGCATTTCGACTTTGGAGAGGGACACCCTCGCCTCTTAGTCGCCTACCAAGGTTTAGCCTGGATGCAAGCATACCCTAGTAGCACCCACTACTTTGGTTCGACTCGTACCCAGCTACGGAACATCATCTATGAGATGACGGGCTTCATGCTTCCACGGGGCAAGAAAGTGTACCTCCCTTTAGACACACCCGATGATATTCTACGCTGGCTCTACGTCAACGCTCTGCGCTACTTAGACACCAACCTTTTAGAAGAGGCCTATGCTGAGCAGGCTTCTTAACACTTGCCTCCACTACCTAGGCACGTAGCTAAACTGCCTGCCTCACATGCTATAGTAAAGGAGATGGACAAAGAAATGAAGACCGCGATTGTAATTGAAGTAACAACCGGACGCTTAAGTGAAGTGGCTACTAGTCAACTTAGCTGGGGAACTACCACTAACTTGGACGAAGACTCAGAGATGAGACGGAAGCTAGAGTTAAAGGACAGCCCTGAGTTCTGTATACTAGAACTTCCCTGCGGGGACGTAACCTGGGTGGAGCCTATCTACCCTGAAGCTACGGTGGGAGAATGCTAATGGGACTCCTAAACGAAGTATACACATCACGCTTAGCAACTAAACACGAGTGGTCAGAAGCTCCCACCTCACTCATAATAAGTGCTATCAAACAAATGTTATTAGAATTGAGGCTACACCAGCCCCAAAACTATAACGAGGATGGGGCTCTCACCTACCTGACGACGTTATTCCAGGTCATAGTGGATAGGCTAAGCGCTGTGCAGCACATCGATATTGGTGACCCTGAAGCTTTCTTACACGCAGCTTTAGACTACGCGAGGTATCAAGGATTAGACACCGAAGACATAGACGAAGTAGTCGCAGACTCTAGGAAGAAACATGAGGTATCCCGATAGTTACTATGACCACGCATTACGTGAGGTACCTGGTGTAACCGTGCGGCAACGCCGAGCACCAGGACCGCCGCGTAATTGCCGTGCTCTCCTACCCAACCCGCCTCCCCCTACCGCTATTGCTCGGCCTTGGGAGAATCCTCCTACCGAGATACAGCCTTGGGTGATCGACTGGCTTACCCCCTATCAGAAGGAAGCTTGGGGGTTTGTGGTGTCTCGGAACGGTGGTCTACTGTTTCACCCTCCTGGAGCGGGCAAGACTGCAGCAGGCCTATGTGGTGCGCTCTCTTGTGCGAAAGGTAAGCGCATCATAGTGATTACCCGTGCCACTACTCGACGCCAGTGGGACCGTGAGATTCAACGGCTCTCTACTCTGCGCCCAAAGATCCTTCGGGGCAAGACCCCCGAGCCTATCCCAAGTGATGTACGCTGCGTTATTCTGGGGTGGGAAACCCTAACCGCGTGGGTAGGAACCCTTATTGCTTGGGGTAAGAGTGGTCAGTACACCGTAGTCTTCGATGAGATCCACAAAGCTAAGGACTGGAGACGACATGTCTCCTACGTAAAGAAAGCTGGGGTCAAAGGATGGAAGCCTGCGAAAAACATTACGGCGTCTGCGGCTAAGCTTTCTGAAGGAGCGCTAGCTCGCATCGGACTGTCAGCTACCCCTATGCCCAATGACTTATCCGACCTGTGGTCTGTGCTCGATTTGCTAGAGCCTGGGTGTTGGGGATGGTCGCTCGCATGGCTGAAGCGTTATTGCGCTGCCCGTCCTGGTCAGTATGGAGGGTATGTCTTCGGTAAGTCACACACGGGGGAACTTAAACTACGCATCAATGAAATTTGTCACCGGGTAAACGCTGCGGAAGTCTTTAAGAACATGCCACCTAAACGCAGGGAACTATGGTACTTATCAAAAGATGAACAGTCTAAGCCCGTAGGTTTTAAGAACGACCTTAAAGAAGCAGCACGCCAGGGGCGTAACGCTTTGTTTGAGATGAGACTGCTAGAAGCTGCAGCCCGGAAGCGGAAACCTGTTGTGGATTTAGCTATTGATTGTGTTGTGGAGTACAAGCAGAAAGTTACCATCCTAACTGGGCGTAAGAAAGAATGTGAGAGCATCGCCAAGGCTGTGGAAAAGGCGTTGAGCAAAGTGCCTGGGGCCAAGCTCTGGTGGGGGCATGGGGGAATTAGTATCAAGGAGCGGGACCGCATGGTCCAAGAGTATGCAGCAGCAGAGGAAAGCGCTGTCTTCGTGGGCACCACTGATGCTTTCGGTGAAGCCATCGATGGGCTCCAGCACACGGACGTAGCCTTCTGTTGTCTTCTCCCTTGGAATGGTGGACGTGTAGAGCAGATGGAGGGACGCTTCCACCGTAAGAGTTCAACCCGCGCAGTGCGGATTGTGTACGTTATCGCCGAGGGAACTGTAGATGAGCATGTCTCAGACCTTGTGTTAACAAAACTTAACACTCTCGAAGATGTATTGGACCACACAGAAGCTAGGGATATAGCTACCACATTGTCAGGTCTTGACGATGAAGACGCTATCATAGCAAGCATTATCAATAAAATGGGAACGTGATATAGTACCTTTGGGATAGGTCTTACACTATCCCTGCCCCTCCTTTTAGTCTTTACCCGAGGCATTTGAGGAGTGGGCACCCCTTTATTTACAAACAGGAAAGAGCATGACACACCCCATACGTCAATGGATAACCACACTTACCCCGACAGCCCAAGGAGCCATCTCGGATAATGACATTCAGTTATTGGAAGACCTTTTCGATAAGCTCCAGGGCCAAAAAGTTCTAGGGGCGAGAAGGATCGACTACCCTTTGGGAAAGACACAGAAAGAAATTTTAGCTCTGATGGAGGTGGGTACTATTTATCGGACCAAAGACATCCAACTAAAAAAACCACGCGCCCAAGTCACAATGTGGAATGCCCTTAAACGACTCGTTGAGAGAGGGTTTATTACACGGGTAGGTCGTGGGCAATACCGTAAGGAGAGAGCATGACAACAGCATGGAATGAAGATCAACTATACTCATCGAAGAAACAAGACTGGGAAACCCCCCGAGCTTTGTACCGGGTACTCCATGAGGAGTTTGACTTTGGGTTAGACGCAGCGGCTGAGCCCTCTGGGGCCAACTCCAAATGCTTCCAATTTATCTCCGAGGATAGCCTTGACCGAGACTGGGCAACGCTAGTCCCCGGACGCCACGCGGTATGGCTTAACCCTCCCTATGGGAAAGACATAGGCCAGTGGGTAGAGAAAGCTTACCGTGAGTCCTTGAAGGGATGCACTGTTGTGGTGCTCACCTTTGTCCGTAGTGACACTAAGTGGTGGCATGACTGGGCTATGAAGGCAGCAGAGATACGGCTTATCAAAGGTCGGGTTAAATTTGTGGGGGCTACGGCTTCTGCGCCTGCGCCTTCGTGTCTGTTAATCTTTGATGAGGGTCGCCGTATACCCCAATTCACAACTGTAACTGACTTGCCCAGGAGCTAGCATGGTATTTTATGTAGTGACATGGACCAATTATCATCTACCTTTCGAAAAGGATCAGGATCAACGTAACCACTTCAAGACAAAGGCTGATGCTATGCCGGAAGTGAAGAGGCTAAAGGGTGCAGGGAGGGACCATGTGGCAGCGTACAAGGTACGAATAGAAGGGAAGCACGACCTCAAGGCTAATCTCCTTGCTTGGTTGAACTCTTCGGCGGTTAATGTAGTTGAGTACGACAGCCCCGGATCGTTTACTTGTGAACGGATTGGGAGGAGATAGCATGAAACTACTTAACGCAGGACCATCCGAAGCAGGCTGGCATAGACTGCAGTCTGTACTGCAGTGCCCACGCAAGTATGCCCTGGAGCAAGAAGCTGAATGGAAATGGAGCGAAGCTCTTATCAAAGGGAGCCTTATGCACATCGGCCTAGCCCACTACTACATGTTGCTCAAAGACCCGGAAGGAGACTGGTGTACCCCGGTAGAAGCGGTGGGACAGCTAGCTCTAAAAGAGTATGAGTCAAGCCGTGATGAGCAGTGGCTAGACCATGCCGAGATGGTCAATCAAGTTGTAGCGGAGTACGTCGATCATTACAGAGGGGAACATTGGAAAGTCCTACAGGTAGAAGAAGAATTACGAAGTCAGTTGCACGATGAGGTGCGCGGGGAAAAGTATCTGTATACACAGAGGCCTGACCTAATCGTTGAGGACAAACATGGCAAGGTTTGGATTGTAGATCACAAAACTACCTACCGAGCAACAGGCCGCACCCTTAAACGTTACGTCTTATCCGGACAGTTCCTGGGTTACAAACTTTTAGGCCGAGGTTATTTTAAGGAGAAGTTTGCAGGAGTTGTGCAGAATATGATACAGTGGCCGTCCAAAGGACAAAAGCATGGCGCTTCGTTTTCGAGGCCCACCTTAGCTGCTGCCCCTTGTGCCGACAAAGACCATAAACAAACATTACTATACGCTGAACGGATAATACGAGACCATCAACACTTAACTAATCCAATGGATTGGCCTGCGGTTCATCACGAAACTGCTTGCATGACTCCCTATGGGGTCTGTCCTTTCTATGAAACTTGCCAATGGGGTAACTAATGTCACGAATATTTGGAATAACCTACGGACCATCCGGGTCCGGTAAGACGCTTGCTATGATCAAAGCTTTCCCTGAAGGCTACTTCATCGCACCTCGGGGTGCACTTCTGTGTGGTCAACACGTAGGATGGGTACCCAAGGGTGGTCCTTTTGTATCGCTGTTAGATACAGCCGACTTTATAAAACGGGAACATAAAAACTATCCGGCCATTATTGTGGATGACCTGTCTCTTTTGGCTGACCTAGAGATGGTAGAGATACGGAAGAAGTTTGCAGGCTGGTCAGCTAACTCGGAGTTTAACCGCCGCATGAGTTGGTTGCGAGACGCAGCCCGTACCGCCGAGTGCCATGTCTTCTTCACGATGCATGAGAAAGCTCCGCGTGAAGTGAAGCAGGATAACAACACGCGGTATATCCCTGGCTCACCCCTCATACCTGGGTGGGAGATGGCAGAGAAGCTCCCGGCTATGTGCGACTTTGTAGCTCGCGTCGTCTATGACGAGATGACTCCGTGGCCGTGGCCCTATGTCTATCAGACGGGACCTGACCAGCATTACATTACCAAGGATCGTTTGGGGCTAAGCCCCCACCGCTTCCCTATGAATCTACGAGCCCTCCTTAAAGCTGCAGGTACTGTTGTACCTAGGCCCAAAGAACTTCAGTGGATGGATAAGATTACTTCCCAGCTAGCCCCAGTGCTGGCTCCCCTCTTAGAGGAGCCGGAAGAGTTGAAGTCCCTCCTCACCAAAGCTGCCTCGAAGTTAAAAGCGAAGCATAAACCCGAGCACATTATCTGGTGTCTTAGTGACGCTATTGATGAGGCTCAATTACTCACACACGAATCGACCAAAGTCGAATCATTCATTAACACTCTCTCTTTAGGAGAATCAAATGTCCTCTGATACCTGGAAATTTACAACTAGTCTTGCCGATATAAACCTACATGGTGGGAGATCCCCCACTGAAGAATGCTTTGTCCAAGTCAAAGTTTTTCAAACGGAGCACCGTGTTACTCGCGCAGGCGATGACCGTTGCATTTTCTATACCCGCGTGACGACTGGCCCTCATGAGGGATGTGTCATCACCGATGGTCTTAACTTTCCCATCCCCGCTACCGAAGAAACGTCTGCGCGTACTGGTAAATCGATGGATGAACTAGCGAAGCTCTACAAGTCTTCCAACCGTTTCCTGGGTAAGATGCTAGTTAGCTGTGGGTTTAGTGAGAAAGCTATCCGGAAACCCACTCTCACTATCTCTAACAAAACTTTCATGGGACGAGAAGGGTACCTCCACTTTGTACCTGCTCCCGAAGGTGGGCGTTACAGTGAAGTGAACTGGCTATCTAAAGAGCGGTACTTGGAGTTGACCAACCAGACGCCAGCACCCGTTAGTAGCCAGCCTGCTCCGGTACCTGAAGCTGCCCCCGTCGTAGCCAACGTAGCTCCTGTCGAAGTAGACGCTGCTCCTCCACAAGAAGAAGCCGTGTCAATTCCGACTAGCGAGTCAGAAGATCCTTTGGACTTCATGCTCAACCTTTAATTCCCTGGGGGGAGCCTTGTGTAATCTAGGCAACTAGGTTGCTGCCAAGCAGGGCTCTTCCCTTTCTTTTAGGAGTAACAAATGACTAACAATCAAGATCAAATAGCCAAAGCAATTCATGCAGTAGCCGCCCAGCTTTCTTCCCCGAACGTAGTGGATTCTAACTGGGAGACCGCAAACATTGTTGACGCAATAGCTAAGGTAGCGTTCGCTATCTCTCATCATGCTGATTGTATGGAAGCAATTGCCATCGCGCTCAACGAGAAAGTTGCACCTGCTCTGAACAGCCTTGACCCCAACTTCTCGTTGGTGGAACTCACGCAGGCAGTAAGTAGTATCCCGGCAAAATAAGGACTGACTTATGAAACCCCGATGCGATGAGTGTCCCCTTGCTGCTTACTGGAGCGAGCGGGGCGAGTGGTCTCCTGTGCCTAGTGAACTTAACACTACGGAGACTCTGGTAGTGGGCGAGTTCCCCAGCAAACAGGATACAACTTACCAGCGGCCTTTCAGTGGGGCTAATGGCGTAGAGTTATTAGACGCCCTTGCTGCCGTGGGTCGTGGTCGGAAAGACGTGTCATGGGTCAACGTGTGTGCGTGTCGGTTTCCTTATGACAAACCTGATGACTTCTTAGCTTCTTTGCGTAAGACCAACCGGACTCGTAAGCGCAAGGGGCAAGACCTAATCCCCACGCCGATGGAGTGTTGTCGTCCTCTCCTTCAGGAAGCCTTAGACCAACATGCCAATGTCATTACATTGGGTTCTCTCGCAGCCAAAGCGGTGCTACCCGGCAACCCAAACTTAGGGGGCATACGAGGGGGGCCTACTCTAGCCGATGGGCGTAAGGTGCTCCCGGCTCATGACCCTTCCTTTATTTCTTACCGCGCTGAATGGCGCAACATTTTCCGTCGCGATATTGCCAAAGCATTTAGGTACTTCGATGATAATCTGAACTGGGTCAGCCCCCGCACCTTTATGGAGCCGACACCCCAACAGTTACAGAAGTTCTTAAGAGAGTGCCGGGATAACCGGACACCTGTAGCTTACGATGTTGAGACGGATAGTATTGAGGCGATGACCGCTAACCTACGGTGCATCGGCATTGGGACCGCCGACGCGGTATACATCGTGCCTTTCTGCACCATCGCCGGGGAGTTTACTTTCTACCCCGGTGAAGCTTATGCGCAGATGAGGGAAGTTCTGGTCTGGTTCTTCACGGACGCAGGCATCCTCAAGGTAGGGCATAACGCTGGCTACTACGATCGTATCGTCATCGAACAACATTTGGATGTAACCCCTGCGCCGTTACTAGATACTATCCTGTTACACAAGCTAGCGCGAAGCGAATACCCGCATAGCTTGGGACATATTGGGTCAGTGGAAACCGATGTGCCTGCGTGGAAGTCCGAGCATACGGCTACCAGTGCGCAGACAGACCTGGAGCTTTGGCGCTACTGCGCTACGGACGTAGCCGTAACTGCTCGCATCGTAAAGATCCTCATGAGTCAGAGCCGTCAGCGTAAGCAGTTGCCTCTCTACCGCACGGACCAAGCCCTGCAGAACATGTGCGTGGGGATGCATCGGTTAGGTGTACGCATTGATGAGAAGCGTCGTGAGGTTCATGAGAAGAAACTTCTTATCGAGCAAGGGGAGCAGTACGGGATCTTAGCCCACCACCTAGGGGAGAACTTCAACCCTAACAGTCACAACCAGGTACGCCGTCTCCTCTTCGACAAGTGGACCCTCCCTGCCCATACCTACACCTCAACCGGAGAACCCAGCACCAACGCAGCTACCTTACGCTGGCTGACTGCTAACCCTATCCTCGAAGAGCACCAGCGACCTATCGTGGATGCCTTACGACGCTACCGTAAAGTAACGAAGCTCTTGGATACTTATGTGAATAAGCTGGCACCCGATGCTGGATGGGTAGACAGCGATGGTTTTGTTTACCCCGACTACAATGTGCATGGTACAGTTAGCGGTAGATTTTCTAGTTCCAACCCTAACTTCCAGAACATCCCTTACTCCCTGCGAAACATCTTTGTGCCCGCGCCGGGGATGGTATTTGTAGGCGCCGATTTCGACCAGCTAGAATTGCGCTTTGCTTCGGCTTTGTCCGGAGCCACCCACTACTTAGACGCCTTCGAGCAACAAGAGATTGACCCCCACAACCTCACAGGAGAGTTAATGTTTGGGGCAAGTTTTTGGGAAACAGATGGCGCTCCAGAACTTAAGATGGAGAAGGGGACAGGCCAGTTCAAAAAGCTACGGGACTTAGCTAAGACGATTTGTTTTGCTTCGTTGTATGGTGCTTCCCCCCCTAAAGTCCATGAGCTTATTATGCAGGCGGAAGACAAAGAGGGGAACCTTCTTTACGCCCACTATGGTATTCGCGAAGTCCGAGCTTTGCACCGTAGGTGGCTTCGTGCGGCGCCCCAGTTCCAAGCGTGGTGGGAGTCACAGGTAGACTTTTGGCGTCGTAATGGCTACGTAGAGGAGCCAGTCTTAAAGCGTCGTCGTTACTTTTGGGAAGAGGATTTTAATGCTATCGTAAACTTCCCCGTGCAAGCGGGCGGGTTTAGTGTGGTGGCGTTAGGTATGCTCGACCTTATTCAAGAGATCCCTTTTGTTCCTAGTGAGCGGATAGGGATCGTTAACCAACTGCATGATGCGGTACTCTTACAAGTACCAGAGCATCGTGCTCATGATACCCAACGGATCATCACTGAATGCCTAACCCGGAAACTTGACGGCTTGCCTGTCACCTTTACGGCTGAAGCTCACATTGGTGAGTCGTGGGATCAGGTCTAGGAGACCATATGAAAATGTACCCACACATAACTAGCATCCATACTAATATTAAGTTCCCCAATTCTATTGTGGTGAAGAACCTGGAGGAGCATATCTTTGTCACGGGAGACAACGGTACAGGGAAAACAGCCCTCATCAATGCACTAGAGCTAGCTCTCACAGGCACAGCTTATGACCTTGGTGGACGAGACAAGGCTCGCTCAGGAACCTTACTCGCGGAACTCATCCCTTCGGGAGAGAATAGTCTGTACAGCTACGTCACCTTTAGTGATGGTACCGAAGCTAGCTGGGTAATGGAACGAGGCAAGCGTGCTGTGCATAACCCCCCTCCCGTAGAAGCTACCTTCTTAATGCCCGAGATCATGGGGGCATTATCCGGGTCTAAGTTAAGTAGTGCCCGGTTTATCCTACGTTACTTTAGCGGAGACGCTACCTATCCAGTAGGCGAAACCGGCGCCTTAGTAAAGAGTACCGAGTTCCTAGAGAGGGAAGAGAAGATCCGCAAGCGAGTCTCCACTTGGAAAGCAGAAACGAAAGCCTTAACTGCAGCCCTCACTACCTTCGGAGCAACGAGCGAGAAAGCGGTTCATCAGTCACACAAGAGTATCCAGCTACGGGCTATGAAAACTCTCTTAGCCTTTCAGGTGGATAAGAACCTATGCGGGTGCGGGGTGTGTGGAGCTACAGGAGACATCGCTGTCTTCGGAGCCCGCCTCGCCAAAGTAGAAGCTGCCTTAGCCACGTTAGGAGAAGGCTTCTTACCCGAGCACGTAGTGACCCTACAGAATGCGTTGGACGAAGCTCAATCTTTTCTAGACAAAGCGGAGGCTGAGCTTAAAGAACTCCACGGTGTCCTTGTCTTACACGCTCGTAAGCTTTTGGAAGAACGGGTGGTGATTTGGGTATCTGAAGCCTTGGGCCAACCTATCGGCGTTAAAGAGACTAAGTCTAATTTCTTGGTTGGTTTCGTCGAAGAAGACACAGAGTCTTATGTGCATCCTTTACTAAGTGGTGCGGAGATGATGCGCCTTGCTGCAGCAATAGCCCAAGTTATTATTAACCTTGGTGCTGAAGGGTTTTACCCTGAAGTAGGGAGTCCCTTGGGCATTCCTATCTTAGTAACTCCAGATCGAGGGCTAGACCTTAAAACCTTGAAGTCCCTCCTCTTGAATCTAAGAGAGCTTCCTGTTACAACTATTGTGCAAAGCCCTAGCCAGCCACGGGGTAGACCCACTGCTGGGTGGACCAGGGTGATCCTTCACTCTGATTATGTCGAGGTTAATCGAGATGGCAACCAAGAGCAAGTGCAAAAGCGTGTCGGATAAAATTCGTATCCTAAGCAAAGAGGGGTATAAGCAAAAGCAAGCTGTTGCTATCGCCCTTAATATGTGCGGGAAGAAAAAGAAAAAGAAGGAGTAAGTATGACTACCGAGGAAAACCCCAGTGCGATTAAGCTTAATACAGAGACGCTAAAGAACCCCAAGGTTCTCCTTGCTGCCGGGGTTGCCGCCCTTGGAGGTCTGCTTTATGCAGGGGAGGGCTTTACTATTGAGTTCTCCACCTGCCAAACTTCTACGGAAGAAGCTGCTGAAGAGCCTACTGAGGCGTCGGAAGAGGAGTCCCCACAGGCTGAGCCGGAAGAGGCTGGCCCGGAAGAGCCCGCTGAGGAAGAGGCGCCCCTAGTAGAGTAGCTACCTGCTGAATATCGGCCAGCCTAGTCCCAAAAAGGGAGAGGATAATTGCCAGTATAATGACCACCGTTTGAGGATTGACTAGGCTACGTACCCATTTAGCGTGCGCCGCTGCTGCTTTATCTTCCCGTTCTTCGCGTCTTGTTCGATATTCGCGGGACTCTCGGTCCCGTTCATTGAGGACTTCCATCATCTTAATTTGTTGGGTAGACAGAATACCATGACGTTCTTCAGCTTTTTCTGCGTGGTGAGTAAGGACTAACCCAATCTTAGACACATCGATCTTTAGTGAAGACACATCACCCTCCAAGTTTGAAATGCGTCTCCCGTGTTCATCAAGTCTGTCGTCTAGATCCCCACTCATAGGTCCTTACCCTCAAGGAGAGTATACGTGAAGTGGTCACCAAAGTGGGAACAAGAGCGCTTCACAATAGCTAACAGTTCTGCAAAGTCATATGGGTTTGCCAGCACCTGGCATCCGGCAGACCAACGATCTACATTCTGTGAAGTAGCACTCGCATTCGCCCTGTGAATATTGATACCATAGAGCCCTGAAGAGGTGAGTCCACCCCAGTCTAACACTTCGTCTTTGTTGTTGTCGCGCCATACTTTGATAGGTTTTGCCTGAACAATAGCGTTGGTCCCTTTATGCAAACCTAATGCATAAGCACCACGATACTGACCAGGTACAACAATCGCGCTCCCCCTAACGTTAAGGGGGTTCTCTCGGTAGTAGACGCCAGGGTCGGTCGTACATGGCCAGCGACGAAAAGTCCAGTGCCCATGACTGTCACACCAGGAACACGTCATCCAGTCATTAAACTTATTGGACGTAGGGTCAGGGTGCCTCACCCCCACCAGATTAATCGACTCAGGCCGCGTAAACCATGCATAGCCTTTAGATACCATCGCATCTTGAACGTTAGCCAAAGTAGGAAGGTCCATCTTACAACTTCCCTTCCGCCTGGAGCCGGTTATAAACCTTTTGTACCATAGGTTCTAAGGTACTACGGGTGATCGCTTGGAGAAGGACTCCGTCTAACGCCTCTAAGGGTAGACCGAGCCAAGGGGGTAGTCCGTGCCATTTAAGGAAAGTATCCGCATGGTCGGCCAATTCCTCTAAGACTTCCGTCATTTTCTCTTCGCCTGGGAGCGCGTCAGCTACTAGGTCCAGGATCAATTCTTCAGCCAAAGGCTCCAGCACTTCAAGCTTAATCCCCAGAAAAGGACCACGGTCTTTTTTGCGCGTGGCTCTACGTTCCGAGCGCAACTTGCGGCGTTCATCCTTACTTAAAGTTTGGCGTTCTTCTTTAGTGAGGAGCATTAAATCGGCCCTCCCTCTAGACAGAGGCGGGGCATAATGAAACCATCGTTGAGGGTAGCGCCACCTGGAAGAGGTGTCAAAGTTTGAGGTAAACCAAAAGGTAGACCTGTAACTTCCCACCCGAATTGCTTTAGAGTATTAACCGTAGTGTCAGGAGTGGGGTTACCAATAGTGGGGAAGCCGGGGGCTGGGCCTGCAGTTGCGTCCCCTTCCCACCCGGCTACTTCTACGGCCCCATCGAACATAAAGGCTAACCAATAAGGTCCCGGTGCTAGGGTAATAGTAGAAGGGAAAGCTATCTCTAATGCCCCTATCCCCGTAACAGCGGTGGCAGGCGCGGCATGTAGAAGCCGACCTGGGAATCCGTTTATGGTTTCATAGATGCCGAGTAAGAGGTTAGGACTAGCCCCCACAGCATCAATGTCGAGTCCTATACGCACAAACTTACGGGGCTCATTAGCCCACTGTTGAAAAGGGGTAAGTACCAACCCCTCCAACATGCTCCCTCCTGCAGGGTCACACGTCACGTTAGTGATGGGGTCGTATACCCCTAGAGTAGAGCTATCGTACCAGCGACGTTCTAAAAAATAGAGCCCTTTGCTCGGTGGCCATGTCTGCATAAAGTCTCCTACATCGCCCGGAGCACAACTCGGGGGCCTTGAAAAGTGATACGGGGAAGTGAGCCGGTGGGAAGAACTTGGAGGTCATCAGGGAAGTCGGTGTAAATAGCAGCCGTAGGCTGCGTAAGGAGCAAGAAAGGTTCTTTATTGGGAGTAGATATAGAGGTAGGGTCCCGGTACCCGGTAAGAGTAAAGCCTTCTTGATCATCGGTTCCAGTACCCGATACCCACCCACGAAACCGGATGGTAGGATTGACTGGGTTTGCCAAAATAGCCAACCAATATACCTGACCCGAGTCAAGACTAACGGGAGAAGTAAATGGCGATTCTACTAACTGGTTGTTCCCACCTGGTAAGGTAATGGTAGGGGATTTAGCTATAAGGCGTAGTGGGAAAGTGCCTGCTGAGTGCAGCCCTCCGTTCCCATAAAGAGCCAAGCGAATGTCGGCTCCTCCTCCCGCTACCCATATCTCCGTACCAATGGCATCAAAGGTAACTTTGCTATTAGACCACTGGTAAAAAGGCACGAGCCAAATACCCGAATCCACAGAGCCCACAGTAAAATTGCTGCCCGTGAAGATCAAGATGGTATCGGCTTGCCCGCAGGTCATCGATCCGTACCATCGTTGAGGCACGAACGGAAGCCCTGCGCTAGGGGGCCATGCTAACACGGTACCCCCTTATAGCTGGACTTCAGACCAAACAGTAACAGTAATATCTACAGTACCGGCCACCGTGGGAGTGTAATTAAACGCAAAGTTTAAGGCGGCGGGCGTTGGAGCTTGAACGGGGTCCACCTCATAAGCGGAACCCCCTGTTGCAGCAAGATGGTCATTAATCATAGCACTGGTAGCCGACGGGGCAATAGCGGTACCCAGATTTGCGTAGAATACATCTTCGTCTTTAGGTGGAGGGGGAGAAGTAGGGCTCACAATAGGAGACCACTGGCCGTCTACGATCCATACGTCCAAACTCCCCGTGCCTACTGTAGACGTTTCCGCTCGCACACAAACGCGACGGAGAGTACCCCGAATGCCGAGCAAGGTGAGAGGCAACATACCATAAGGAGCCGCCGGGTTTATTCGTAAACCGAACACTTGGTGACGAATTACATTTTTGTCATAGTAAGCCACAATGGCACCTCAATAGATAGAGTGGAGCCTTAGAGAGCAGCTTCAGAACCTACAACCGCCGTTCCATCCGCCGCAACTGGGCTGCTCGGGGGGTTTAAGATATACCCGATGATGCGCGTCCCAACACCCCCAGCGACTAGGGTGATTTGACCCGTGACGTCGGCGTACAAAGGAGTCTGAGAAGCGGCCGCGAGGGTAAGTCCACTTAGGATAGCCCAAGGCTGTCCGATACCATACTTCCCTTGGGGGATCGCGTGACGGAGAACCAAGAGCCGTCCATTTTGGGTCGCCAAAGTGGGGGTCGCGCCATCTGACGGAGCTACGGTAGCTACATTTCCTTGGGTACCACTAAGGTATACAATCGTATTCTTAGGGAGGTCAGCGCCCGAATTATTATATACCCGTTGGCCTCCAGGGTAACTGAATGCACTACCAGGACGGACCCATTTATTCTTCACACTAGGCATTATGCCTCCTTCTACTTCTCAAGATATTCAGTAATGCACCCTTCAGGGCCAACAGCACTACTACGGTTAGAATGGTCTAGCTCAAATTGAAATACATCCATCGCTTCTTCTTGGGATGGTTTAGTTTTAAGCCATTTTTTAATCGATGAAACGGTCTTGGTGATCCCTTCTGCGTCAAGAGCGTCGGGAGTTACAGAGCTAGGAGCGGGAGGCGTAGCGCCACCACGGATATATTTACCTGCTGCATTTCTCGCCATCTTAGCCTCTCTCAAAGGGGTTACAAGGGGTTCTTCTTCCCAGGACCCCCCCTCTCCGGAAGGGTTACCAATATGTTAGGCGTAATGTAACACAGGTTTATGTTTTGTGTCTAGGGTTCTTCCTCAAAAAATTCATAAGTCCCCTCTACCCGTGACTGCCCTTCTTTAAGCTCGCCGATGGCATCGCGCCGTATCTGTCCTGCAACCATGTCCCGTGCTTCGGTGGGAGTCATTAATTTAGTTTCCCGTGTAAAGCCCGCCAAGTCACTCAACATCCAGGCCATTCCTTTTTTTGTACCTAGGTCCCACTGGGGGTCTCGTAGGTTGAGAAGGCCCCGTACTACGCGGGGAATCTCATTACCTACTACGGGTAAAGATTCGATGCCTTCTTTATAGATGCGCGGCATCTCGTACCCATAACGGCCGGGCACGGTCACTTCACCCAGAAAAGGGAACTGCTGGTCAATAAGAAAATCATAACGACTGGGCACCTTGACCAAGGCACGCCCCCCATCCCCGGTATAGTGGTCCCAGACACTCTTAGAGAGGTACTTAGCCGTGGGATTAAACTGGTCTTCAATTAATTCTTCGTAGAGTTCTCGGGTAAAATTCTCGCCCAGAATTAAATCCTCAGTACCAGGAAACTGCATCATCGCCGCAGTTCCTACCATCCCCTGGAGGAGAGCCAGGTAGATATGCATAGTTTCAGGGATACCAAAGGACGGTCCTACCCGTAAAGCAAGTTGTCCTTCGGGGGTGATCTCGCTGGTAAGGACGGGGCGACTACCATAGAAAGAAGGTCGGCTCGCAGTATCGGCCAATTGTACAGCTTCAGCATAACCAACGTCATCGCCTTCCCCCCAATTAACCCAGTTAGGAAGACCGAAAAGGAGGGCGGTGCTTTTACGCGCACGGTTGAGTTTACCTGTCCCGAGGATGCTGTACTTAACTGTATCTTTGAAGTCATAGCTCAATGGTTCTAAGATGGCGCTCCCCATCTGCTGCATAGCGAGCCGTGTATAAGGGTAGAAAGCACCTAAAACGGTAAGCGTATCCATTTCCTTTTTGGTGACTCCATGCCGCCAGTCATAAAAGGTTTTCTCTACGGCTTTTTGTGCCTCTTCTGGTGTCGCCCCTCGGCGTAATCGCATCTCTAAATAATAGGCCGCACGCTGGTGATCTTGGGTTTGACTTACTAGCGTAGAGCTATAATCGCGCCACGCTCGCTCGACCTTCTTCCCCTTCTTTGCCCAGTCGGCGGTGCCCTTTCCACGTCGCTTTGCTAGATCCCCTGCGACATGACGCATATCTTCATTAAAAAGGGCGTCAAAAACGTTACGCTCACTCATTTCTGCAAGAAGCTGAGCGGCGGTAAGCTCACCCTCTTTAACCGCGTAAAGCTCATCACTATGGCGGTTAGTTAAAATGCGCTGCACAAAAGGATTTACCCACGCGCTAAGGGGGGTCGTAAGAGAGGGCTTTCCTTGTTGGGCTGCTTTGAAGGCCACATCTTCTATGGCTTCGGTCATCCGTGGCCCGAAGTAGGGTACGTAGGTAAAAGCATTCTGTAAACTCATGGGGAGTGCCCCAGATAAGTAGAAAGCCCCCGCTCTAGGTCCTGTCTGCTGACGCCTTAAAGTAAGGAGACCTTCGGGCATAATCATCTGGGCAAAGTCACCAGCCATTTGATTGGCATAGTAAGCTGGACGCGGAGCCCAATACCCTCGGGTTACCGAAGTTCGCCACGCCCTTAACCAGGTTTTAACCCCGCGCATATGGTCATCAGTGAGTTGACTAACCGTAGGGGTACGGTCTAAGGTTTTAATCCCCCGGTCTAACTGCGCTTCAATTTGTTTGATGAGAGGCGCTGCCGTAAAGATGCTCTCCCCTAAGG